CAGCAGATGACCGGAACTGGAGTAGCTTCACAGCCTATCATTACTCAAGTATGCCAGACTGCACGTATGCGATACAACAAGATGCCACCTGAATTATGGACCATGTACTATTCAGTCCTTTGTTACGCAACGTCCGCCACCTGCGACGGTGAGTGTTACAACGTTTCGCGTAATGATAATCTAGAGCAAGATGATCCAGAGGATGGGGAACCCCAAGAACCTGACCCAATACCATACTTGGAAAAGAAGTTTGAAGATTTGCATGAACACGCGTACAAGTTTGCACAAGACCAACTAAAACGCGAACATATCAATGCAACGATGGGCAGGAAGGAGGTTATCCCAACTCGGGAACCGACGCACCCGGACAAACCGCTTCGTCGAGGTGTGAAGCCACAAGAAAAGTCGTTCATGCAGTTGTTCTTTGACCGCGAAAGAGGAGAAAAGCGTGTCATGCCAGGCGATGACGATTATCCGACAAGCGTTTCCGGGGTGATTGTAGGAGTGAATGTCTGCAACGTCACGGCAGCATACGCCCAGTGCCTGAAATCCGAGCGATCAGGACTCCAACGCCACTTTGGCGAAGTGAGACACCCGAAGACCGGGGAAGAACTGGGTTACACTGACAAACAGAAGAAGTATATGCAAATTGCTGGACGTGTTATTTGCGGAATACTCACCGATGCTCTTGCCAGAAGCGGACCTGAAGTCCTTCAAACCAAGTTTCCAGCGAAATGGAAAGACATGACTGTAGACGAATGCCTTGAGGCTATGGCACAGGATCAAGGAAAGTTCGTGTATGACTTGATCAAAGGGTTCGTTAAACCACGAGAACCCGGCCAACCTGAAGATAAAAATGCGCGTCTCATTACGAACCCCGGGGTCAAAGCCACAGCCCGTCTGCTTAGTTTGGCCAGCACAATTGAAGAAGTCATGAAACTCGATTTCCCTCATCTAGGCGGAAGCGGACTAACGCAAGATGAGCAAGATGCTCGTATAGCAGACTTCATCACGCATGCTTGGGCCCACGGGCTGGCGGTATACTCAGGGGATTTCAGTAAATTCGACGGAACTCAGTCAAAGTTTGACCGAGAGGTGGTGCACGTAGGCATCATTCAAAAGTGTTACCTTGACACAGTTGCAAAGTTCGCCGAGCGCTTGTCTCCGGAATTGGGAGAAGCAGACTTTGTGACCAAACACGGAATTGACAAAAAGAAGATCGAAATAACATATCATTACTTCAAGGTGGTGATTGATGTGTTGGCATCAATTCTGTTTTCAGGGGAACGCTTGACATCGCTCGGAAACCGCTTGTTGGTGTTAGTGTGTGATGGGGC